GGTTTGTTGATTCTGCCGACCAAATTTTTGCTCGATCTTCATCAAACGCATCATTTGCTGGTCGGTAATACTTACCGCCTACGCTTACCAAATCGCGCTGCCATTCATGGTTAAGCGGAGCATAACCAAACGTTCCGTCTGGCGTCGCATGATTTACATCAGCATGATCGTTTTTCACCACTGCCACTTTTTCAGGGTCTAAAAAATCTCGTAAATACGAGGGCAGGGTGTCCGGATCTGTTGTATATAAAAAATAATCTTTCTTACGTTCCCACAACTGTTCCGGTACAATTTCTGCAGTAATCATTACTACCCCACCAGTATTCATCGCAGGCGTTCGAATATTCATATCTAATGTAGCGTAACCATTTGTTGCACTTTCGTCCAAATTAGCTGCGTCTGTTGCATATCGTTGATTAAACCCAATCATTTGCCGGCTTTTGGCTAACAAAATTGGTTGTTTCATCGCTTCTTCGGGAACCCGAATTCCGCTCATTAACAAATCAATCAAATACTCGTCATCAATGCCATCGTACATTTGACGCAACTTTGCAAAACTTGCTGTTTTACGTGCTTGGTCAATATCTGCTAATGACATCGTAGCGTTACCGCCCGCTGTCAATTCCGCAAAAACATTATTCCAAACAAAATTTGCGCCCTCATCAGAAATATTTGAGCCAAGATCAGAAGGCGACCATACGCCGTTCGAACTCGGCACATCGTCCAAAGCCGCATAATTTGAACCACTACCATTTGAAGCGCTTGGCGCCTTAACTGGCGCTTGAAATGTAAGCCCTTGCAAACTTACTTCACCGTCAATCAACGCCTGATCAAAATCAGGAACAATATTTTGCATACCGTTATTGATCCAAAACGCTTCTGCCAAAGAATGATCAAACGCGTTTCTAAGCGGCAATGACTTTGATCGAGCTTTACGACGATGATTAACAATCGCATTATATGCTTCAACAACCGTTGTATTAAAACTCTCTGCTTGAGTATGAATCCCCATTGTTTGATAAAACAATGCAGGATCATCATCATCCGAAGTAGACGTCCAATTACCTGTGTCAATCAATTTTTGACTATAACTGTTCAAAACCACAACTTGACCCGTTGACTGTTTATAAACTTTATTAGTTTCAAAAAAAGGTACTACGCTTCCAGCTACGCCGTTTTCTTTTTTATAACTTGCGTTTAGTTCATTCATTGACCCGCTAAAACGGTCAAACGCAAGCATTGGCACAAAATGCGCGTAACATGTTACACCAACTCCGTTCATCAACATTTCAGATGTTTCTAACATTTCCACATTAACGCGAATTTTGCCACTTTGCACACCGTCTTCACGGTGTAGCCACTCGTATTTCACAGGCAGGATTTTACCTGCATCGCCTGACGTTAAAACACGTCCACGCGCCTTTCGCATACTTTTCGACACCGTAATCGGTGCATTTGGTATCATTTCCGTTACTCTCATTAGTTTAACTCCTGTACTGGACCAATAGGCGGGATTGTTGTGCCGTCATTATTGACTACTTTGCCAATAAACGGCCGCTCCCAAAGACCAAAAGCCTGTGGGTTTTCTTTACCTCCAAAGTTCATCGTTTTTTTCTCCTTCCGATGATTTTCTTAATAATTTGTCTTATTTTTTTGCACTTACTGCACATACGGCTGCCGCTCTAAAGCGGGTGACGTCAAACCGTCTCTTTTCATCCGTGACTCTAATGGTGTTTTAGCAGTTGTGTCTGACCCAATAGCCATCAACGCCGGCAAAGCTAAATTCTCAACTTCACCGCCTTCTGGATTAGGACCCAAAGTAATGGTTCCATCAGCCAATATATAATAAACAGACGCCTCATAAGGGTTTTGAAAACTACCCTTACTAGCATTAAAAATATCAATTTTTAACCGCTGTTTATCCAACTCCAAACGTTGTGCTTCTCGCAAATCACGATCAATAGCTATACCTTGATCGATCATCATTCCATCAAACGTTGCACCAGCTATATCTCTATCTAGCCGCTGCATTTCCCTCTTATGCGGATCAAATTGTTCCACAATCTGTCCTGCGCTATTAGCAAAACTGCTCCAAAATGACGCACTTGCTAACGCTCCGCTTGATCCTTTGTTAAATCCTTGTCCACCTGTTGTTCGCAACACTGTTAAAGGATTAAACCCAGCTGCTTCAGATTCCTTGCGCAGCTTTTTTAAATCTGTACCTCTTTGGCTTGCTTTTGCCGCTTTACCAGCGGCTGTTGCGCCTATTAATGCGCTGCCAACTTGGGCGAGGGGGCCGATGTTTCCTACAAAATCGATCCCACCTCCTGTTGATTTGTTAAATTTCTTTCTTAAATCATTTAACTGTTTAAACATTTACACCCACTCCAATAGAATTGGACCAAAAAGAGCAATCGAAATAATCACTGCCATAATTGCGCCATGCGCCATATTCACGATTGTTTTATTCATCTCTCACTTTCCTCTCCAAGCTGCTTAAAATCAGATCAGCTAAAACAAGAAGTAAGGATATCGCCGCCGTTTGAATTTCTAACGCCTGCTCAGATGCCACGCCCATTCCGACTAAAGTCGCACCCATCGCAGTACCTGCACGACGGATGATCGGCTTGACTATCTCTGCCAATAATATTTTATACAATTGTCATCCCTTCAACCGCAGGATGATAGAGTCGCATAATATATACTATGTCTGCACTATCTCGCGGTCTTTTTACTTCGCTTTAACTACATGCAGTAGACTCACACTTTGTTTTGTATGTCAACTGCTTTTGTAACGCATTTCACTTTTTAATTGTAATATTCAACACCACGGTACAAATTCTCTTTTACCTCCAGATCCGCCTGACGGCTTATTATCTTTCGGTCTGTCCTTACACCTTAAGCGCAGATTTTTATCTGACCATTTTGTGATGGGCTTTTTCCGCTTCGCTATTCCCTGTTCAGGGGGTGTGCGGTTTGCGATCGGGGCTTGCGCCCTAAATGGTTCGATCACTAAAGTATTGTTGGTAACCCCCCAAACTTTTGCTTGACGCTGCGCTTTTAATCGTCCCACTGCTCTCGCAATATTTCGGTCAACTTGCGCGACCGTATTTTTTTTGACCGTTTTTGTATTTGTTCTACTATTACTTCTCTTTTTTCGTGCCATTTGTCATGTTCCGTAATTATGTGAAATTCGTCTTCATATTCCCACACTACTAATGGAATTCCATCGTATTCCATGTCGTGTTGAATATATGTGTCAAACTTTCCATCGCCGTAATTTTCCCACGGCTGAATGTATTTGACTGGTTTATAATGCAGGCGCGCCAATAACTCTTCGTCAGAAAACTCTAACTCAGTTACATCGTCTATATACTGGTCTACGATCTCCGACCGTGGGTCTGTGTCGTATTTATCCAGCCACCTTTCTAAAAATCTTTCCATAAATTTTTCCTTGGTTCTGCCTGTCATCATGAAACTTTTATCGCGGTTTTTATAATCGCGTATGTCTCCAAATTTGTAGAAATACGATTGCGGCGCCAATCCTTGACGTACATATTCATCCGCTAACCAATTAAAATATTCCGCGCCTAGCGGGGGCTTTTTCGACATCGCTAGATGTGCGTCTGCACTCCGCGAGTCTTGGTTTTTCAACACGTATTTCAACGCGTACTCAAAACCTTTCCAATCGGGTTGTTGAAAATAACTGAACCCATGAGGCCAGAATTTCCACTGGACCCGCTTTTGCTCCTCCACATTTGGCGCTTTATCTTTAAAAAAGATAATTATATGCCAATGTGCTCTTCCCTTTGCGCTGCCGTATTCGCCAGCTACTATATAGCGACATTTGTACTTTTTACGCAGTCTTTTAAGAAAATCCTGAACGTCTTTGTAAACCAATGTCACTGCGTTAACGCCCGCATCTTGTGCGTATGTTAACGTTATTGCGTATGTTTTTTTTGAAAACCTACTTTCGGCAATGCAACGGCCTACTAGATCATCTACACGGCGCTTTCTGCATTGCCAGCATTCGCGACACCCAACTTCAACTCCGTTATCTAATATGTTTGTACTAATACACAATTTGCTATCTTCGCTTCAGTTGGTGTCACTAAATGCATATCCCAACAAGAGGAGAGGGAGTTAATGCCGCCGCCCCCGAAACTCCAATATATGGAGTTTCCGTTTCGGGGACGGCTCTGGCTAGTCCAGTAGGTCTCGCCAGTTTTTTATTTGCCAATGTGCTGGGTCGTAGAATTTCCAATCTCCGCCCCATTCCATTTTCAAATTTCTTTTACGTGCGATTTCCTTGCCTATACTGCCAAGTACATCCCACTCTTTTTTAGTTAGATTCCAAGCTCTTGACGCGTGTACTATATCCACGGCCATTCCGTATTGGTGGGGACTTTGCCCACCCCTTGCTTTGGATCT